TGCGGGTGGTCGTGTTGTAAATTAACTGACCCTCAAAAGCGGAACCCGGGTCCGCCCCAACCTTTTGGAAGGTGGCATTAATAAGTTCATTCTGGTTGAGGTTTAGATTTGTGAGAAACTTTTGTGCCATTTTACTTCCTTATGTCAAATAAGCCTTACCCGAAAACGCCGCTGAAAAACTAACCGTAATTTGAGTCGTGCTGTTATATGTTACATCACCGACAACGTGCGTATCTGCAGAATCGACAATAGTTACCGATGGTTTCCCGCCAAGAGTATGGCTAATCACCCAATTCGTGGACGCCACTGACTGTGTATGCTCGTGGCGTCTGGTGTTGGCCGAACCCGACGATGCCCTGACCCTGACTAAATTCGGAGCATCTTGATTTACAATTACTTGATTAGGCACGACCATGCCCTAATTATACATTTCCTCCATCTTGGCGACGGAAGACGGCCAGGTTGGTTTTGCCCTTATCTGGTGACTTCGGGTATCAGGGTGACGTCCCCACGTATTACCTTAGAGACCACATCGCCCGAACTGACTATTTCTAAATCGTAAACACCGCTTGTTTCAAGTAAAGCCGTGTCAGCGGCGGAAACGGTAAGAAAGATTTCGTTGTTTCTCGTAGGTGTGTCCGCGACATACGGGTTTATTGCTATCCGGCCGTTTTCCGTTGTTAGGGTAATTATTGGCGTTGTACTCTCTACGGTTCGTCTTATATGCATCCGCGCGGTATGGCCCGCCAGGTTGTAATTTATGAAAGTTTCCCCCGTGGGGTCGGCGTCCAGGTCCGGCTGTTCGATGGTAAGTTGGCGGAAAAAGGTGGAGCCTTGTTCAATAATTATGTTATAAACCCCAGCAATCACAGACGTGTTCTCCTAATCAAAGACCTAAAAGATTGTAGATTAGGAACCCCTGTCCATAAGGACAGTTTCGGGTCAAAGCACCGAAACAGAGTCCTTATTTGAGCCAACTTTCTTTAAGCCCATGCTCATTGCAATTGACGCCGCTACCGCGGTAACACCAATTTTGAGGTTATTTGTATCGGTTAGTGCATCAAAATTTGAGCCTGCAGCAACCCATGCACCGAGATATGCGGTTATGAAAGTTTTTACTGCCTGTTCAACTATTTGCTTAATAAATGCTGTACTCATTTTTCCTCCCACTTTCGAATTCTAAGTTTACCACTTAACCAAGCCCTGGCGCTGATGGGGCGGTAGGCCCGCCCAATAGTCCGTAGGTTGAGTCATCAAGAATAAGTGGCAAAACAGCATATGATGCATGATTTAGTTCAAAACCCATCGGCTTGGTTTTTGCCACCAAAGCAAGAACTTCTGGCGACGAATCACCCGCATTTAAAACACCCGGAGTTTCTGCCAATAAGGTGTAAATATTGATTTGAAAAAAACTGCCGCCTGGAAAAACGTATACAACCTTATTGCCCGTAAGCACCTGTTGAGCACATTCTTTAATAGCAAACAATGTCCCAGCATTTCTTCCAAAATAGCCGTTAATGAGTTGCCACGTAAGCGATTCGTCAACATTACTAATTACTTCTGTACTTGTTGCGCTGGTAATGGTTTTGTAGATTGGTGTGCCATTAAATTGTGTTAACCAATTGATGTATTCCGAATCAATATACTCCGGATTGGTGAGTTGACTGAACCGAAATGCCGCGTTTTGATTTTGAAGAGAAATTTCATTGTTCAGATATTCGTAAAACTTCGTGTAAAGAAGCGCCGATACTGAGCCATAATAAGTCAACACATGTAAAAATTTAGCAAATGGATAATTTGGGTATTCTTGAATTTTGTCTTTATCCCATATGAATGTCGGCACGAATTTTCTCAAATTCGCAACAAAAGTATTTTTGGTGAAACCAAGTTCATTCATCAAAATTGGCATCGACAAGTAAAATATTTGACCGCCATGATTTGATATATCCAGTCGTACATCAAACTCAATATTGTCTACATTTACATTTATTAATCCAACAGAAATTACTGGCGTAAAAACCGCTTCCCATTTTTCCGCAATAAGATTTTGTGAATTTGTTTTGAAAGTATTCGCAGCAACATTCGTAATTTTTGCTTCGACAGTCAATTCATGTGGTGAATAAAATTGACAATGAAATTGCGCTTCGCTACCATTGATGTCGTTATCCGGAGGAATAATGCCATTTAAAGAAATTGAAATTGTGGAAGCCTCATTCAATGGCTGTATTTTGAACGAATAATTAAGTGGATGGACTGTTACTGCCGAATCGACAGTCAAGATTGCATTTGAAATAGTCCAATTATGGGTGTATGTTTCCGGATTTAAAAATAAACCGTCAAGCGTTTGCGCTTGTAGAGAATCGTTGCCAACAATCACGTTGCGAGTGGGATTAAAGATATCCACAATTAGAATTCAATCGAATTAAGAGTAAGTGAAATTTTTTCTGGTTGTAGATTTAACAAACTTCCTTTATAAGAATAGTCAATATCAGAACCCGAAACGTTGCCCCAGTATGGCGAAGAACCCGTACTTGTACCCCCGGAGTTATAAGTACCAGAAGCACCAGCATTGACCAAAGTAAACGTATTTGCTGTTCTTGCAATAACGGCAGTCGGAGTCGTCGTGTTCAGCGTTCCTGGAGTTATGGCAGTTACCGCCACCAGGTCGCCAATCGAAAACAAGTGATTATTTGATGTATAAACGACATTATTTCCTGATTTTGCGGCGCCGGTTATTGTCATCCCCGAATATTGAGTAGTAATTGCCAAAGAATCAACACTATAAACAGATGGGAGTGCATGTATCGCTCTCAATACGGTGTTGTAACGTAATTTTTCTTCAGATGCTTGTGAGGTTTCAGGAGAAAAATTCGTTAAAAGGTTTTGTTTTACCAATTCCGATACGGTAGTGCTATCGAGATTTGAATAATAACTTAATGTCGCAACTATTCTAAAATTCAACAAGAAAGGATTTTTGATTCCAATCTCCAACCCAGCGACACTCTTGTCCTGTATGTCGTTTTTAATTGTTGTTTTTTCAGCATCTGTAAGATTTCGTTTTGGCCCATATGCAAAAACCGCAATCTTGCCAGCCACATCTCCATCTGCCAGAAGCAAATCTCCATCTGGGTCAGTTAGGTCATAAACCTTACAGCGGCTGACCAGCGCCGGATTTGAAACAAGAATGTAATTTTTCAATTGGGTCGCCGTCGCTAGAGCCGAAGACATTGATGCAAGGTTTGCTGTTGAGCGAATCAAAAATTCATCGATTGTTTCAGCGTTCTGTCCCTGAACAAAATTGCCCGCAGAGGTGGCAGAATAAAGTTCTTGCGAAAATGAAAGTAGGGTTAAAATAGTCCCCGTAGGAATTGAGGGCATAACACCCAAATCCCTTACCGTGCAAGCAACCGTGCCAGTTGGAAGGGCATCCCCGGGGTTGTTCGCATTAATTGTATGAATTTCGTTTGTTTCAAAAACATAAGAAGCGTTCAATTCGCCAGTATCCGATATCGGCGTATAGGCAACCATTGTTCCTATTGGAATTGTTGCCCCATCGTTGGAATTGGCCGTAAATTGGACATCCATCGTCGCCCGTGTGCCATCGGCGTAAGGGGTGCCCAACATTTTGCCAATTCCCAGCATCAGGGAGTCGGGGAGCCTGTTAATTGCGCCAATATTTAATGCCGACATGTAGGCAAATGCTTGAAACATTGCGTCTTCAATTGTCCCCGGCCGCAAATCAAAATTTGGAAATACAGTTCTGGCAACCTCAATTGAATCCAAATAAATCTGGGCAGGGGTAATGTCCAAAGGTCGTAAATTTATGTATGGAAGAAAATCTGCGCTCATGTCTTTACCTGTTGTATAAGAATTTTACACTGACCGTTCCAGTTTCTTCGTTTAAACTCGAATCTACGGATATTAAAGAAACTTCAGGTATGTATTTGGAAACGTTCAACATAAGAGTTGCTGGAGACAGTGTTGAAAACGTAGGGTCGGCAACGCCAAAATCAGGCGTTAACGGCAAAATAAATGGTTCCGTTAAAATACAGACACTTATCATTTGACGAATATAATCATCCGTTCCTTCTTTAAGTTTAGAGAACTCACGTTTGGTAGAAAAACTAAATGGAAATTTTAAAATATCCATGGTCAATCAACCTGTTTTAACGAGTTAAGGTTTGAATTACCAAGACCAGCGGCGGCCCGTAGAGCGTTAATTTCTGTTTGCATAGCATCAATTAAGGCATTAAATTTATCTTTTCCAGTGAAGGTGTCTAGTTTTTTATTAAATGGGCCAATAATGAATAATTCATTTGTTTCCTGGTCAATGAAGGTACACAATACCCGGTCGTTTTTGGCCAAAATATTTCGTGTCGAACTATTCAAAAATTCAACATCTTTAAATACGCAACCCAATTGTTGAACCCGCACCGTAGCACGATTATCGACAAATGCTTTAATAACTCCAATATAAACCCCACCCGCCACAAGAGGATGAGACGAAGCCTTCGCCCTGTTGATGTTTCCGCTTTGTTTCATTCTATTTCAGACACTCCTCCGAAACCGCCCCTTCGCCACCGGTTGTGAGACGACCCGTAATACGACCCAGGGATTACTGCCGCAAATGCCTCAACAGTTGCCCATTCAATAGAGCCTGGATAAATTGTACCAACTTCTATTTGTTTAATTTTCTTTTCCTGTATTGGCGGCGTAGCAAAACTGATGTTTACCGGGTCAGTAACCATTTCTTGGTAGTCAACAGATGTAATTAAAAAATCGTCGGTGTGCCAAGGAATTTCTCCGACATTTACCGTCATACCTGGTCTTAATCGGGTTCCATTTAGTCTTTCAACAATACAACTACCATCACCCTCCAGCGGGTCATTTTCCGCCTTGTGCATGGTGGGCATCTGGTTTAAAACGAAACGATTATCTGGTACTCCGTTTATTTTTCTTGGCGGATAGTGCAAATAACTAACGTACCGAGTTGTCGTAACATCCTTTTTAAGTTTTTTGTTAAATTGAGTATGTGGATAAGAGTCGTGGCCCCATTTGTAAAGAAGCCATTGTTGGGTGCCAAAATATAATGTGCCGTCAGACTCAAAAATAGTGTAGGGATTTTTGTTTTCATCTTTTGATTCGCTAGCCAATCTTGTTAGGACATCCCACAATGAATCGGCCACCTTTTCACCATCGGCCGACGTAATATTTTTGTCCTTGGAGGTCGGCTGAACAACAGCACCGAGCCCATATTTTTTGGCCGCGTTAATAACAAATTGGTGATTTGACCCTTTTATAACTCCAGGCTGTCTGTCGCGTTTCATTTGTTGAATTGCTCTCGTATACCCCTGCACCCTCACAATTGGCGAATTACCCTGCGATTGTTCTATCGTGACGTCTGCAATTTCCATTATGTATCCCACATAATCATCTATTGCAATTTGCGAGTAGTTGTTCAGGTCTCGCAAACGTTTTGTATTGTGACTTCGATATATGAACGGTTGACCGGGCTGAAAGTAATTTCTTTTTGTTATTTCCAACCCCGGGTCAAGCACGGAAAAAGTTATGGCAGTTGAGGCAGAAATCGAATAATTAACGCTTATGTCAAGAATGTTTTCCGAAAGTTTTGAAACAAAATCGATGCTCGGCTTATTTGAGCGTGTATAAAAAAACACGATTGGAATTTGACGTTGCGAACCTTGGGTTTTTACAATGCCGCCACTATTATTTCCGCCACCGCCGCCCTCAATATCAGCAAAAGATACGTTGCTCATTCCTAGTTCCTATATGTAACTGTTCGGTCGGGTGGACTTGTCAAATTGGCACTTGTGAGACCATATTCTGGGTCAGTGAATGGGACCGGTTCATCTGGTTTGATTTTTTTATGAACCAAACGCGGCATACCGATTAAATTCGTCCGCTCAATTGGAATTTCTTGCAAGGTGAGATTTGCCGTAGCCCGAGTAATTTCCATGTTTTCATTACGTTGGGTTGCGCTAATTGACAAGTCTTGAATTATAAATTGAATTCCCCTTGGCGTGCCCGAGTCGTCATATCTAAATTGATTTGTAAGCAATTCGTCAAAACGATAAAACATTACCGGAAAGGGCGTTTGAGCCATTCTTTGCAATTTTTTAATCTGTTCCATAGCCGAAATTTGCAATCCGTCTCCCGTGTTCGTATTCCCGAAGTTCACGGCAATCGTGAATTGAATGGAAATTTGCAATAATTTAAAATTTTTCCAGTCAATATACGGGAAGCCACCAATTCGTTCGATAGAAACCCATTCGCCGCCAAAATTTGAATAATTAATTTCATTTGGGGCCAAATCAAATATGTATTGATTAATTAGGGGCTGTCCTGATACCGCGTCCGTCGAGCCGTCAAGATAAACTTGATACATAATTGGTCTTGCGGTTCTGTTTCGCTCACTAAGCGCTCGTTGGTCATTACCAATAGCAGTAAGAATTTCGTCAGAGGTGAGGAAAATATTTCTACTGCGCTGAATAGTTATTTGTTGGATTAGCCCTGATTGATAACCCTCGGGCCCGGTCCATGTTTGATTATCGCCAGTTTTTGCGCCACCAGAACCCTTAGAACCACCGGAACCACCAGACCCACCAGACCCGGAATCCGAACCTGTCAACTGTGCTGCGGTAACACCCTTAACTGCACGTATCGCGTTTATTTGCTCTTCTGTGTATCCACCATCTAATAATTCTCTTTTAATAGCCGCTTCGGATAAACCTCTTCGTGCAAATATTTCCCAAAGACCGATGTATCCCCTTTCAACGTCCCACCACCTTCCATCGACGTAATATTTATTTATCCAACTATTGCCGGCAAGAGCCTCAAAAGATTCGGCTTCAAGTTGTTTGTCAAATTGAAAATATCTAGGAAAAATCGCTTTCAATTGTGCAAACGTAGTGATTTTCGTTCTAACAAAACCTTCGCCTTGCCCTCTAGAATTTTGAAAATATAATTGTGTTTTTTCCGTAATTGCAGAGTCAAAACCATGAGTTTTGCCCATATTGAGCCATAGTTGCCAAGCGTTTGCAACTTCTTCTTTTGATGCATTGGCCTCGAGAACCGTGCTGTCATCGTTGGTTACGACTAGTGCAGAATTTGCAGAAACGTCACCCGGAGAAAAATCAGGAATTTGATGTCTTCTTGCTACCTCGGGTATTTCGTTGCCGTTTATGTTTTGGCCGCTAACATTTCTATTTGCTGATTCCCGAGAAGCCCACCGTCCTGAGATATACCCCTGAACTCGAGGAATTGAGTGTCCGGCAATAAATGTTTTTGGCCCTGGGGCGCTGTCCGTCCCACAATACAAAGAAATCTCGTTTTTATTGCCAATAGATGTGACCAAAGAAGCAGAGGGCGTTTTATCGTGCATCTTTACAAGGTAATAATCGTTCCCAACTATCACCCAGTTGCGTGCATTAGTTATATCCCATTTTCGAAAAATTACAGGATTTATGCCATATACGGATTGTAAATTGGGAAGCAAATTCGTTAAGATAAAATCTGATTCTCGATAAATAAAAGTAGAATCAGAATCGCTGGTTTTGGGAATAGTTATTATTCTCGCAACGCCCACATTGGCATACGAGGCTTTTAACGAATAAGCGCCATGGGGGTCACTTGGCATAAATTACGACCTATTCTGATATTCGTAAAGCGCGCGTTCTAATTCGGCTTTAATTTGGGGAATGGCTTCTTTGATGCCAATGCCGTTTACGTTTAGGTTCACGGATATATCCCCACGACTGACCGTTGCGGGGATAACTGGGCGTTGCATGGGTCTGGTGTATGGGGAAACCGTGTCGCCCATTGGTCCGCCAGGGCCCGGAACGACATGCAAATGTCGGTTTGTTGAACCACCATGGAACTCTGCAAAACCGCCTTGCCTTTCGACAATCGTTTTGTACATTCCAAGTTGATTTCCGACCAAATCATATGCGCGACCAGTTACGTGGTCGGAATTTATGGAGCCTAAATTGTGCGTTCTGAATGCTGACGTGATTGAGCGGCGGCCGGCAACCATGTCGTTTATTGCGCTGTGGCGTGCAAGCGTTCTCGACAACCTTGAGCCTGTCGTGTCGCCGAATCTCCCCCCGCGAGGAGTACTCGTATCCGGCTCCTCCTTTATTATGCCTGCTTCTATGAAGAGGTCTCTCAAGGCGTCTTTGCTCCACCATTCTGGGTTCTCTGAAGCAGGACCGAAAAATTTCGCCATACCTTCAACGACTTCTCTTTCAGCCTCAAGCAATACTTTTTCTTTTTCCGCATTGTCTTTTGCCATTGCGAACGCAGCGGATGTTTCGCTTATTTCTTGCAATTGAAACTCAGAGCCAGTCATACCAAAGCGCGCGAAGAAATCTTCAGGCCTACTTCCAATATTGTTATCCCTGATGGCGGTAAAAAATCTTTCTTGCTCATCCAGACTCAAGGTTTTAAATTTGTTTTCGACTGCTTTGATTCCGCCTTGCCCAAGGCTTCTTTGGCCCTGGGCCAATATTGCGCCTAGTTGCGGCAACATTGTGCCCATTAAACCGCTGCGAGTGCTCCCCATGGCCTCATTTATTGCCTGACCAGACATGCCTTGGAAAAATAAATTGCCCAAACCACCAAGAGGATTTTTTTTGCCTGTTGCCGGATTGATTTCCCGGAATGCGAGACCGCCCGCGGTTCCTATTTGACGTTCAAGTTCAAAAAACGCTTTAACAGAATCGCCGCCATATGCGTTGGTAAGTTGTTCTAAATAGGTAGAAAAAACTGATTGCGCGTCTTCTGCTGTTACTGTCGCGTTGGCGCCACGCTGGTTGAAATCCTGCCTAAAATTTTTGATTGCTTCATCAAGAATTAAAGGCGCTTTTTCTTGCCTGATTGTGGTGTCAAATGCTTTGGCAAAGGCATTTGTCGCTAATTCGCTAACCGCCTGATTAATTTGTCCAGCCGTTTTGACAACCGTCACCCCAAGTTGTTTTAGTTGGTCATTGAAATCCTGCGTGGAATCTGCCAAGTTGACACCCATAGTTTGGGCAAGGCTCACCAATTCCATTGATGACTTGCCTGTCATTTGCTCCATCAACTTAAGGCGAGCATTTACTGTCTTCTCTGCATTTTCGCTAGCAAGTGCCATTGCTTCACTTTTTTTAAAGAATTTGTCAAGAAAGAGTGCTTGTAGGTCATCATCAACTTCTTGGTCTCCAGCAAATCTCCTTTTGTGTTTGCTGGTCAAGCGTTCGAATTGTGCAGTACTCATTCCGCCCGCCGCATAAATTTCTTTAACCGTAGATTGCCTTATCTTCCTATTGCGTTTGTCTTCCGCTGAAGCGCCCCCAAAAAAATCAACACCCTTTTGTACTCCCCAACCTATTCCCCCTGCTACGCCCCCAAGAAGGCCACCCAAAAGAAGGCCACCCGCCATGCCGGCAGGGATACTTATCCCGCCTGTCAGTCCGGATGTCGCTATACCTAAGCCGGTACCGGCGGCCATTCCTACACCCGTACCTACGCCGGCGCCCATTGTTACTGACTCAACAAAACTCTGCCTACTTGCTTTTTTGCCACCCAACAGAGCGCCTTTCTTGGAAAGTTCGGCAAACATTTTGTACTGGTCGGTTTGTTTTTTCATTTGATTTGTTATTGTTGTTTCTTTTGCGCCCGAATTTCTGGCCGCATTCTCAATCAACGACATATTCACCAAAAATTTTCCGAACGAGTTGGCGAAGAACGAATCAACCATCGCGCCTGCTTCTTTTCTTTTTGCCTTGAGGGCGTTGATTGGCGCCATGATGGCACCGGTGATTGTTCCGATTGCCATACCCAATGCTGTGCCCATCGGGCCAAACGATTTGCCAATCTGAGCGCCTGCGAGCGCGCCACCACCTATCGCTAGACCCATGTTGCCGCTTTTAACAGCGAACGTGCCGCCAGCGATTCCGGCCGCCAATTTTGGACTAAACAAAGCCATCGCGGATGCAAGACCAAGGCCCCCCTTAATATCTTCGTCCCCCACCCTGTTTGAAAGTTTTGACAAACTCTGCTGCAGCAAGAACGCACCAATCATGCCGTCCATCTTGAATTTCGAACCGCGCTCATCTCGGTCTGCTTTTATTTGGTTGGAGACACTCATAATTCTTCCGGTCCCTCGACTTAGCGCACTAAAGTGTCTAGATATGCCGTACCTACTACCTTTGCCTGCTTTAACTTTTCCACGCCCTTCAAACATTGGTGGTCCATGCATGAACCACTTACCGAGCAATCCCTTACCGCTACTTGATGGGGGGGGCGTAAAAGGAGAACTAGTACCGCCCGGAATACTAAATGGCACGTAACCAGCACCTGGGCTACTAGGGCCTGTTGGTGGTGCCCAGGGGGTTGTGCCCGTTGGCATCCCACGACCGGTAACGGCACGGGTCGCATTGCTTAGGGCACTAGTAAAACTATTAAGGCCACCAGTCGAAGAACTAAGTGCACTGCCCATAGAAGTGGCGGCGCTAGCAAGACTGCTTGTTGATGCACTCAGGCCAAGTGCGCCCGAAGCGCCGCCGACCCTGTCTGGACCACCAGTCAAGGCGTTTGCAGTTCTGAGCAGCGGATAATTTTTTTCCCACAGGTTTTGGGCCCCTGGGCCCAGCCAACCACCTTTCATAGCCCCACCCGTAACCGCACCAACCAAGGGCCCAAAACCCCCAGTTGCGCTAGCAATCGCCGGATTTGAACCCAATTTGAATCCTTGATAAGCACCCTGTGCGGTACCCCATATGGTAACCTGTCTTGCTTGAACATTCATTGTTTGAGTCAATTTTTTTTCGTCAACAACAGTTCCTCTCGCGGTTTTCATTCCACGAGCCATAGCGAGCATCAATGCCGTGGCGCCCTGGCTTCCAAGTTGGCCGCCAAAAAACGGAAGACCTTCCATGAATTTGAAAACTCGTGTGAATTGTTCTGCTATCACCTTCAGGCCACGAATCATGTTGTTAATAAACGGAAGGTTTTCTTGAATAACCCTCTGAAAAACCCTGAGAATCGTTAGCAATTCTGCCACCGATTCCCCGATTGTTGAGCCCAATTTTTCAAACTGTTGCCTGTTGAATTGAAGCATTCTGTTGAATTCACGCGAAGCATCAGTGATTTCGGCCCAGATGGGTCTCCAGGCGTTACCAAACATTTTTTCAATTATTCGAGCGCCGTCAATGAATGGTCTCAGTTGTCGGAGTATGTCGTTCCAGCCCTCCTTAAAATTACTCCACCATTGACCAAGTCGGTTAAACATTCCTTCGGATTTTGGTAAATAATCTCGAATGAGGCGCAGGTAGAAATCCGAAACTTTTTGCGTAGCGTTGACTATCGCATCGACGAAACCGCCTCGTTTTTCCCATCCGACCAGCGCGCCCGATGACATTTGCATAGTGCGGGTGATAATTCTGTAAATTCTTTCTAGACCAACTTTTGCTTCAGGCAAAAATTGTTGACCAAAATCAGCAAATTGGCCGCGAATTAAATTAAAATATTTTTTAAGTTGTCCGATGATGGTGTTGTTGACCGCGTCCATTTGGCCCGTGACACCACCGAGGGCAGACAGTTTGCCGCTTTTCATGGCTTCTATAAATTCTTTTTTGGTGTTAATTCCTTCTTTGGCCGCTTTCTTTAATGCTTCTTCTGCGGCTGGACCAAGTTCTTTGAATGCCGCCTTGATAGAGCCAACACCTTTTTTGGGGTCCTGAATTGCCGCAACAACTTTTGCTGCTTTGACCATTCCTTCTTCAAGCGGTTGTCCGGCTGATGCAAAATCTGACAAATCCTTCAACAAACTTTTACTGCTGGCCAAATATCCGGTTTTTGTTTTTGCAATTTCTGCGTATGCCTTATTCAGGGTTTCAACGCCAATCCCG